ATCTTCTTGTACTTCAACTGTATTTTCACTTATTTCTTCAACTGAACCTAAACCACGAGAAGAAATACCAAGGCGAATACCTGCACCAAGAAGTTGTTTGAGAATATTACCAGATGGAGTTGGAAGAATTTCCACAGTACCAACTACGTCATTCCCTTTCCAATCCACACCCAATACATTATGAGAAACATTTCTTAAATTAATAACAGATGAATCTGGATGGTCTAACTCACCCAACGCTCTGTTTTCTTTAATGTTTGTATCTGCATATTTTTTTACTTCTCGCATTAAAATCTTTTTTGGGTAAACTCTTCCATTTTGATTTTTTGCTTCTGCTCTTTGTAAAACACCCGAAACTATAACTTTTCCATCGTTCTTCCTTTCAGATTCTGCAATCATTCTTGGGCTTGCACTAAATAGTATAGTATCTACGAGTAATTGTTTCATTTTAAGCACCTAATTCGTGTATTCTTTTACTAATTCTATTAATTCTTTCTGATATTTTCACAAGACGATTACGGGATTCTCTCCATAGAGTTCTCTGATCAACCGCCATTTCTGTTTTTAATCGTGAAGCATGTTCTACTGCTTTTTCTACTTCGTACATAATTCTATTTATATTCTTAATAGAATCATTTATTTTTCTGTTTGTTGTACGTGTTCCGTCTTTACGGTATTCATTATAAGATGCTTCACTTAAATATTCTTTTACAGATTTTAATTTTTCTGGAGTTTTACCAAAAACATTCTTTTCATTAACTATTTTATATCCAGAAGTTTCTGCTTTTGCCGGTGCATATTTTCTCCAATGTTCTTCATCTTTGTGGAAAACTCCATCTTTGAATTCATCACCATCGGATGCAAATACAGAAAAAGATGCTTCATTTAATAAACGCATAGTTTGTTTATATACAGATTCATAATTTCTTTTTTTCTTCTTTGGAACAAGTTTATATCCGTAAACTTCTGCAGTTTCTTTATTGTGTTCTTCAAAATCCTCTTCACTTTTAGCAAATGCTTTTGGAGTCTGATAACCAACAACATTAGCTGTAACATTGCCTACTGCTGCTTCTTGTTCAAACATCTTAAATTCTTCAGATTCTTTAATTTTATCTATGAAAGATTTAACATCCATATTGTTACCTAATCACTTGATTTCTAAACAACACGTACACATTACTTGCACCTTCAACGTGTTCTACCGATAATTCATGAATATGTCCAACTACGAGTTTACTTAAATCAATTGTACCACCGTCTGTTAAATACGCAGTACCTGCAGCACTTGTTATTGGTAAAACCGCACCTGCTCCATAGCTCGAACCAGTAAACCAAGCTGTTCCAGATGCTAATAAACTTTTTTTCCATTTTCCTGGATGACCTAATCTATCAAAATCATCCGCTTGTGATGCAGGAAAATTATAAGGATGTATTTCATTTATGTCTGGCATTATTTACTCCAAGATAAATCGTCTATTAAACTGTAATAACGAAGAAGTGCAGATATATGGTTTTCTTCTACTTTCTTAATTGTTGAATAATCATCTAAAAGATTAATAACTTCTATTAATTTTATTTTTAAAGATTTATCACTAACTCTGTGTATATTTTTCTTAAAAGTATTTTTTATACTTACAGCTTCTGATTGTATAAGAGATTTTAAATTGTTGGTATTACTAACATTTCCAATGTATTCTCTTAAAAGAGTTTTTTGTGATTCACTTAAATCACCATATTTTTTATTGAACCTTTCAACTAAATATGCATACGCTAATAATCTAACTTCTTTTGGTTCATTTTTAATAGAAATCTCTTCATTAACAACTTTTTGCTTACTGTTAGAAGTTATTGTTTCCAAAATTGTTATACGTGATTTAGTAAACTCAACTGGATTATCTATTTCATTATTTTCAAATATTTTATAAACAGAAGCAAGTAGTTTATAGTTTTGAACTTTTGTTTGAAAAAATGAATTTATATCAAAGTTTTCTTTTATAGTTTTAATAAGTTGATATTTTTCTTCATTCAGTTTTTTTCTATTTAACCCACGTCTTGCTTTTAATACCGCTTCAATAAGCATAACTGCTTTTGTATCGGATTTAAGACGTTCATCGCATAGAGTTTTGTACAACTTATATTCTTTTATAAGTTCGGTGTTTTTGTTAAAATACTTTTTTAGAATCTGTATTGCTACTGATTCATTCGAGGAAATAATATCAGATGTTATTTGACGCGTTAGCAATTCAAATAACATGGCAGTATTTTTAAACTTTGAGTGTTTAATTTTTTTCATTTTTCCTTATACCTGTTAATGTACACTATCATTAAATAAATATAACAAAAATCATAATTCATCTAATAAATTATTCTCATCAAGCATATTTGGTTCATTTTCTACTTTAACAGCAGGTTTAAGACTCTCTGCTATTATTTTTTTAGTTTTAATTTTAATTCCAGACATGCTACTGATTATATTATCAAGTTGTTTATTCTCAAGTGATAAAGGTGAACCATTTTTATACGATGGTTTTACTGAATTTCCACTCTTTAATGTTCTTCCAATATCTTTTTTACCGATTGGGTCTCTTCCCATTGGATGATTATCTGTTCCGTAATTTAGATTTTTAGCTGGTCTGCCAGCACCTGGCCACCCACCGTCTGGTGTTTCTACATCATTTATCACTCTACCACCACCACGAACGGTAAGTGTTGCAATATCATGCGGTGTACCAAATGATTCTTTAGTTACCGCTGGGTCATTACCTTCACTCTCGATTTGTTTCTGACGGAAAGCGTGTTTAATATCTTCAAGAACTTCATTCTTTTCAAATTCAGCTTCATCTTCAGAAAGGTTGAATATATTTGAATAAATATACTTCATTGATAATAATTTCTTTTCAATCAATGTACCCGCTAAATCAACACGTTCTTTCATTAAAGCAATTTTTTCTTGCTCGTATATAATGGAAGGACCAGTTAAATTTAATTCAAAGTTTACCAAATCTGCATTTTCATATCCTTGTGCATATAAATGAACAATTGCAATTTTAGTTAATTCAGAAACAACTATTCTTTGTATTCTTTCAATTGTTCGAGCAAAACGAATATCTAATGCAGCAAGTGTTGCTTTACCGTCTGATCTTTCATCATATCCTAAAAATGGCTTAGGTACTTTCAGAGCAGCAAATATTTTACTTCTTAGATATTCAACATCTTCTATCGCTTGATACTGAAGTCCTGCGAGTGTTTCTATTGAAGTGTTTGCTTGACCACCACGAACTGGTAAATAAAAATCTTCTAACAGATTTTGCATATTGAATCTAAGGTTATAATCGCCAGTTTGTTCATTCATAACTGGAGTTTTTTTCATACGATTCATAATAGTGTTCATGTATTGATCAACTTCTGCTGGTGGAATATTTCCAATGTCAATTTTGAATACACGCTTTTCAGGTGCTCTCATAATCCTATGAATCAACATAGCGTCTTCCATAAGAACTAATTGCTTATAAAGTTTACGAGCACCTTCTAACATGGATTTACCATAAGGAAGATAATTTGTATCACCGAGTAAACGGAAATGGGCAATCTCATAATTTTGAAATTCACCTTTTCCAAGTGGACCTTCATAAATAAATTTAGTCATGTAAATATGTTCTGGATCAGTTCCTTCTTCACGTTGCATTTCGTATGGAGAAAACGGAACAACATTAGTTACTCCCAATTCATCCTTTACGTCCAAATACAAATAAAAATCTCCGTACTTACAAAGGTTACGAATCCAAGGCCAAAGGTTATATTCTATATTTAATACATCGTAAAAAAGATTTTTAAGAATTTTACGAATATTATCATTATCAGTTCTAATAGTTAAAACATCACCTTGATCATTTTTCAATGTACTTTCATCTGAGTAAATGTCCAATGCAGAAGAAACAATTGCATCGGTATCCATTGCTTCATAATCCGAATACAAATCTATCTTAGTTGCTGAAAAAGAGTTATACTGATTATAAACAGAAATAGGTGTACCACGAGTACCGTGTAGGCGACCGTATCTATCAATAACTTTTGAAGTATGAGGGTTACCATCCGCTTGATAACGGGCGGTATCTACTACTTTTAATCTTTTACCACCAACATTTCTTACAACAACATTGGTAGAAAACAGAGTTTTAAGTCTGTCAAACAATGATTTCTTTTCAGCCATTTATCACCTATTATAATAGTATTTATTTATTTATATAAATATAGATTAAAAATCTATAATCATCATTTTACCAACCAAGTTAAATCTTCATCTTTTCCATTAACTTTCATTGACCAACCACTATTGTTGTCACCGAAGCCGTATACTGCTTTTTGAGGGGAATTTGATTTAGTAATGTAATTCAAACTTAAACGAGTTTGTTCCATACCTTCTTTTCTTAATTTCATAGCAGTATCTCTAACCCAAAGTCCAATTGCGAATGACATAACCAAATCGTCATTATAACCGCGTTGTGCTTCTGCTTTTGCTCCATTCCAAATAAAAACATAAAGTTCTTCTAACAATCTTTTTGAATGAACTATTGGTCCTCTTTCTCTGAAATAAGTTTCTAATTTAGAAATTAAAAGTGGGCGAGTTTTAGCAGAAGTAGTAAAACCAGGAATCATATTTTGTTTTGTTTTTAAATCATAACCTTTTGGTAATTGTACCGATGGGTCTACATAACCATCTTCACGGTACGTATAATATAGATTTGAGTAATTTCTGTCAATTATTTGTTGAATTGCTGCCCAACCAACATTGGCATTTTCAACAACAAGTAGTGCATCATTATATTCAGTTGCAATTGAAACTAATGTATTACCATAAGATTTTGTATCCAACTTACCTTTATACTCAGCAACTTGTTCTAAACTCTCAACATCTAATATGTGGAAAGCAGAATAATCATTTCCGTCACCACGTGCAACGTCAGCAACTACAATGTATTCTCTTGTTGGGTCTGGATATTTCCAAATCCATAATGCTTCTTCACCACCACGTTTTTCAATTGGATCGATTGCGTGGGTTTGTTCATACCATTGTACCAATTCTCCATCAATAACCGCACGTCCAGAAGCTAAG